TCAATATACAAGCCGATTGCAATGTTGCCGCTGCCGACATTATCAGTGCTATCGCTCGCAGTGACTTCAACCATGTCAATCACTAAGCCAGACTGATTAGGGGCGTTCTCATAAATGAATGGGTTTGCCATGCGAAAATCCTCCTCAGTTGCGCCGATTATATCATCGACTAGGGATCAATAAACGCAAAAATCTCCGGCAGCCCGGTGTCATCATGAATGAATGACGCCAGCCAATAGGTCGCGACGTCATCCGAGGTGTGAGCCTCGATCGCGTCCTCGGCTGCGCCTACGCTGTTATAGGTTCCCAGGGGAATATTCTCGTCGTCAGTTAGTCGGGTATATCCAGCCACAATACTCATATTAACCTCACGCAATTAGAAAAACCTGAGCTGTTAGCTGATTTAACCCGAGCGTGCCGCTGCTTTTCAATAGGTGATTGACGCGCACGCGATAAGTCTCATCGTCGTCGCTTTTTGCTAATGGTAAATTGACAGGCATTGTCACCGTCGTGGCAGCGCCTAAAGTCGGGATCATTGGCCTATAAGGCCCTGCTCCGTCGCTCAAATAACTCCCTGATGATGTCCATCGGTCGGGGTTATAGTAAAGCGTGCCCGTCGTGATGCTTTGCGTGAGACTGGTGTATACGACTCTTGTTCGATCGGTTGCGACCTGGTACTCAACCGACAGCGGTTTCTCGATAGTGCTCGGGCTGGTTTGGGTCGTGGCAATACCGCCATAGCCATCGATCTCTTTAACGTGATTGCCGCTAACCTCGACATAATAATAGTATTGAGTGATCGTCCCGCTTGCTACGATAGCGCCGATCTCAGTGCCACTCGTGACACCCTTGCTCTCTCGCTGCACGTCGAGCACTAGCAGACACGTATCGACCGAGGCGTCGACTGTATATTTTAAATTGCCGCTCAGGCTGCCATATTTTTTCACGCCGTCCTCGGGCGCCGGGACGGTGAATTCGCCGAATGTTGTCGCACTACTGGTCACCGTATGAGCTGGGAAGGTGACGATCCCAACGCCTGCAATCTCCGAGACATCGCCATCGATCTCGTCAGATTTCGGAACCAATATAACCTCATTATGTGGCCCCGATGTTGTCGATACATTGCCGGCAAAATCGACAGCCTCGAGCCAAAAGTATCGGCGCGTACTGTATTCGGCTTTTGACCTGGGCACGTAGACATACTCGGTGCCGTTTACCTTTGCGATCGGATCGGCTGGCTTCGTTAATCCATTGGGATCGGTATAGATCTGAATATAAGCCAGGTCTGCGTTTGATGGGTTATCCCAGGTAACAGTGACCGTGTATTTGAGCCCGGTTTCGATGTTTACATTAGTAACGGGATCAGGCGCCGTCGTGTCACCGCCTAGCGCCTGATTGCTTAATGTGGCGCCCGAGCTAGTAACGCCGAGCAGATTCTGAACTTGAACGCGGAAATCATAGGTTTTGCCGCCGGTTCGATCGAGGTTCTGAATCGCGAGATTCGTCTCTCGAGTCTCGATCTCGAAATAGTTTGTCGTTCCGTTTTCGTTATATCGGATTTTATAAAAATCGATGAAAGCATCATCGGGCGCTGTCCAATTTAGAATTACAGACGACTTTAGCGTGCCATCGGGACCGAGCAGCGAATCCTCAGTTAATGTGAGCCCGGTGACATCGTCGACCGTGCGCCCGTCGTATAGCGTGAGCTCTCCACCAGCGAGAAAATCCTCTTCGTCCGCGGTTGTCCAATCATAAATCGATGATGCGGTCTCGATCAGATTCAGATTAACGCCACATTCCCCGCCAGGCTTCATGGCGAAATCGTAATCGATGACCTCGAATATTTTATCGGAGTACCCCAGGCGCGCATTCGTGATGTTCACAGTGTCGCCGACCTTGATTTTCAATGCTGACATATTGACTGTCATCGCCAGGTTCACTTGCTGGCGAGATTTCAGCATTGCGATTTTGGCGATTCGCTGCGCCTGCTTGTTGTTTGTTACAAACGGCAGCGGCATATCGAGATATATCTCAGCGCCATCCTCGATGATTGTTTTTGATGCTGTACCTGTACCGCTGCCGGCACCCGTCGCAGTGAACTCGACGCCGACATCGTTCGCAGCGGCTCCGATCGCAGTAAAATCAGTCGTGCCGACAAACAGAATTTTATATTTAGTGCCAGTGACGAAACTGCCGGCGGTCGTCTTGAGTATCTGCGCCGGGTAGTCCATCACCTTGTAGTTTTTTTCCTCGGAGACGAACGTGCCCTTCACGCCGTTATAGATTGTGCGCCTGGATTGCTTGGTTTGCGTTTTGATCTCACTGATGACACTCGATTCATCGAATGAGAACGTCGGCGCCGTATAGCCAGCGGCTTGAATGTAGAATTTTCCGCCGGAGTAAGTGAGCCGACCGCCCATGCTCGAGAGCAGCTGCTCGATGTTAGATTTGAGCTGATTAGTCGTGAGCAGCAAGCCATTGCACTCATATCGCGCCTGGGAAGCGTCAGAGTAGTCACCAGTCGTGTCGCATATATTCGCCGCAGCGATCACTGCATCGTTATCAATGTTCGCTGCATCCTCGCCCAGGCCGTATTTCGTATCGAGCAAATAATCACGCACGCACAATGCCGGGTTTTTACTAAACGCTGTCGTCGAGGTGCGCGGATCGTAAACCTTGCGACCCTTAATCAGCGCCGTGATATTGGGCACGCCCTGGGGGAATTTGTCCTGGTTCCATTCTAGCTTGAATACGATATATGCAATGCCTGATAGCTTGTGATCGCTAGTCCAGGCCGTGACATCGCTCACCAGGCCGCTCGAGGCCGTTTGTGTTGCGGTTCCCTTCTTCGTGACATCGACTGTGACATAGGTGCCCCAATCGCCCTGGAATGAACCGCCGTCCCATATCTTATTGTCGTTAAACCAAATTTCCTCATAAGACTCGATCTCATGAGTCGCGAACGCCACCACCAGGTGCAGGTAAGCATTATCCGTGCCAGAGTGATGCATGAACACGACATTCCCGCCGACCCTCATCTCACCATAAATAATTTTCCTGGGACCCGCCGGGTCGCGGGCGGTGACTGTAGTGCCGCGCATTTGTGCGCCGAGGTCAGGTTTCGGCACTAGCGCTTTTGATATTGCAGAGACGCCGGCGCCGACGGCGAATGCAGTAGCAAACCCCAGCGCGGTGATGCTATATGCAGCACCGAATACAAGCGGAACCGCAATCGATGCACCGACCGCTGTTACTAATCCGACTACGGCGCTAATTGCCACAAAATCACCTCATACACTTCGAATATACGCGCTCGATATTCTCAAAGCCCTGGCGCTCCAGGATTTTATCGAACGGCTGATGCACTTTCGTATTAATGTTGATCTGTCGAACGCCTTCGCGTTCTAAACACTCGACCGCATATTTTATCAGCTTAATCCCAGTGAATCCCTCGCGCACGTCAGCACGCAAAAATATGATGTCGTTGTTCGCGAAAATATGATCCTTGTAATGTAGGGAAGGCGCCACAATCAGAACAAAATAGCCGAGCAGCTCGCCATTCTCTCGAGCAGTGTAAACGCGCAGCCGACCAGCGGCATCGAGCGCAGCGTAGGCTTCCCAGTCAGGATTTAGCTTTATAACGTCCTGGTTGAGAGCGATTTCCCGCCAATGCTCATCGAGCAGCGGCAATATATCCTGTTTAACATTAGCGAGATTTTCATGAGAAAATTTCATGATGGCCTCTCGCTAGTCGTGATGTCTGTCGCTTTCATCGTAATCCCCATCACCGCCGGGCGGTGTTTGCGGGGTAGCCTGGGATCTACCCCAAACGATCTCTTTCTCTGCTATCTCGGCAACGAACTCGAGCCCTTTATCGGTGGGGTAATCGATTTTTTGATCTTCCGCGGTATAGCGGCGCTGTCGTGAGCGCTCGAACTCGACCAGGCGATTTTCTACCGTGACTCGAATCGTCGCCGTTTCCTCGCCGTCCTGGATCGTCATCGTATCCATAAAGCCCGAGAAAATAACAAACGGGTTGTCGATCAATGTATTTGTCGAATCCATCACGCCGAGCAAAATTTTGAGCGATCGCCCCTGATAGTTCTCATCTCGAGCCTTCGACAATAGCGGCTCAGTAACGCCCGACAATGTGACAGAAACCCCATTAGCCTGGAGCTCCGCGCTTTCCTTGATGCTGCCGATGCTGAGTAACGTGCCAGCGCCAACATAATCGACGCTATCGGCAGTCAGGTCACCCAGGCCGCTCCATAGATTGAGAGCGCCAGAGTCAAACGCGCATTGCACAAAAACGACCGGGCGAACGACATCCGACGAAACAGCGTTCGCAATATCAGTGACCAGGCCGCGAGTCATATCGCCTCAACGCACGCGAACGTGAAAGAATAAAAACTCGCCTTATCGATATCCCACTCGATATCATTCGATGCCAGGCGCCAGGTTCCTTTCGGCAGCGTGAAATCAAGTGACGTCGATGCCGAGATCGCAGTTCGCAGCGGCGGCATAATATCGAACGTCGACGAATCGATCGCAGTGATGATGTAGAGACTGCCACCGACCTCGAAATAGTCGCCAACCTCAGCGCCACCTAGAGTCCCGGTGACTGTTGTCGCGTTTTTTGTGCCGCTCGTAATCGTACCGATCGCCGACTGGCTATGGATAGGATTTCCCATCGTGAACGTGTTCGCCTGGCCTCGCAGCGCAGCGAAAAAAGCCTCAACCTCTTTCGCCTGGCTCTGCTTTAAGGGTGGCAGTGTAACCTCGGCTTCCCAGCGCACGCCCTGGTGCTGGAAAACCTGTTGATCATAAGTGAAAGGCGAGGTGGTGATGGATGTCGCCGATTTAAGGCGCATCGTCATCTTTTCAAAGCCTACATTTGGAAAAGCAGCCATTATGTCCCCATTGCAGCCGAGAAGCCGCCTCCACGCATCCTAGAATCCGCCACAGCGGCTTTTGCCGCTTCGGTAATAGCAGGGAGCATATTCGCGATTTCAGCTCTCACAGTCGATTGTATGCCCGTCGTGACGTTTATCGTTTGATGAACGATCACCTCGCTTTGATTGCGAACCTTCTCGTCGTCCTGCTTTCCGCGCGGTGATTTAGTGTGATCGATTACTGTTTCGTTGGGGTGCAGTATCGCCGGGAATCCCCCCTTACCATCGACACCGCCAGACCGAGCACCGAAACCAGTAAAACCACCGCCCTCGAAACTTTGTGCGCGAATCGATGCCACTTGCGCCAGGCCGCTCGCAACTACCGCAGCAGCCATCGCGAAATTGATCGGTGGTGGGAATGATGCTAGCGCTTTAGTCGCGCCCGTGTAGGTATTCATGACCGCCTGGGCGATCTGCACGCCCTTCTGCAAGGCGAACGCGGCTTTGTTGTGTTTGGCGATGCCTGCGAGCTGTTGATCTAATCCGCCGAGCACGATCTGAGTCTGCTCCATTGTCGACTTGCGCGTGAATTCCTTTAGCTTTTGCTCGCCTTCCATCCGCGCTTTTGTGACCGGGTCGGTATCGGTGACATCCACCGGCGCAGCCGCTGCACTTGCTTCGGCAGCGACAACACCAGGCGCATTAGCTGCGACGACCTCGGCAGTTTTTCGGGCCCTCATTTGTACGTTGTCATACCACTCATTGATCCGCTCGCTCGGCAGCGGAGCATTCAAAGCGTCAGATATTTGCTGCTGGATATCATCGCCGACACTGCTGAACGACTGCGCCATCATCTCGAAATTTTTGGAGACACTAGCCGCCAGTGTAGGCCGACCAAAAAAAGCAGCGACTTTGTTGTATTGCCGAATAATAAAATCGACAGCCTCACCGATTTTTGAGAATCCCTGCAATAACAGCGCCGTGAGCCTGGCGAATGCGAGTTGTATTCCCTTAACCAGTAATTTGAGGCCGAGAATGCCATCGGCAACAAACCCGAATCCCTTCACCATTAATTTAGCGACTCTGTCGCCGACGTTGCCCATCTCGTTCGTATCGAGAGCGGTCTGATAGAAATTTGCCGCCAGCTCAGAAATTGCCGGGGATAATGCGACGGTGATCTGATTCGCGAAGCCCTCGAAAACGCTTTTCGCTCGAGTCACGTTGTCGTTCGCAGCCTCGATCTGAGCAGCGTCGACCCTGTCGAGCGCAATACCTAACGTTTCCGCTTCCTGGGCCATCGCATCCATTGCATCGGCGCCGCCCTTCATCATGTTCAGCACGCCAACACCGCGCGCGCCAAACAGCTCATATGCGATTCGGGTTCGAGTCGAGTGATCCTCGACGCTCTCCATCGCTTTCGCGACTTCCCTCATTTGCTGATCGAGCGGTAGTTTTGTCAGCGCCTGGGCGTTTAGTCCCAGTTCATCAAGCGCGCGAGTAGCGATGCCAGTGCCCTGGGCTGCATTCGCTATCTGCACGCCCATATTCTGGAGCGCTTTATCGAATACCTGGGTAGAGACTCCAGAGAGCTCGGCTGCGTGTCTGAACCCGGCGAGCGCTTCGGTGGTGACGCCGAGTTTATCAGCGGTTTTGGCAAGGTTATCGATGGCCTGCATTCGCATTTTGACCATCGCAGCGGTCGCCGCCGCACCCGCAGCGACAAACGCCGTTCCAATTTTAGCGACACGCCCGACCGTTTTATTGGTGGCGCGCCGCATATTGGTCAGATTTCGATTAACAGAATCAAACGCCTTCTGCGTTTTGTTCTTGGCTGTGATATCGATCTGCGCGTTCATTCGGCTCATCTGTTCGATTCCTTTAACTTAAACCACGCTATCCAGCCTAGATATTCCCTAATATCCATCCTTTCGATTTCTCCGACTGTTTTGCAGAGGGTTTCCGCCAGGTAATAACGGAACTGCAAGTCATTGTCGGCTCTCAGTTTCCCGAGACTTCATCCTCGTCCGGATCGTTCGAGCTAATCTCTCCAACAACACGCGCCAGGACATCGGGATCGACGTGACGCATTAGCTCGGTTTTCTCGGCCTTTCGGAAAATAGGTTTGCCATCCTCATCGATCAGGCGATAGATCAATGTCATCGCCATCGCTTCGGCTGTCTTACCGTTCTGACTCAGCTCGAGAATTTCGCCCATCTGAGCTAGATTGATGCCAGGCTTTGCATATGCCGTCGTCTCCCACTCGGGGATCTCAATCTTGACTGGTTCGGCGCTTAATAGGGTTTTGTAGTGCCCCTTCGCCTTATCCAGGACACTCATTTTCAAACCGTCGTTTCAAGCAGTGCGCCATCACCCTGGACGGTGATCGATGCCTCGATGTTGCCATCGAAAGCAGCTGATCGAGTCACGCCGGTAACGATAGCCGTTCCAGTGTAATAAGTATCACCAGCTGCATCGCCTTCTGGATAAAAATTCAGAGTCACCTCGGCGCCGCTCGTGAGAGCGCCCTGGCCTGTGGTGTCAGTTTCATCCCAGTAGACATCCACCGACCCGGTGAATGTTGTCAGGCTTGCAACGAATGCCCGGCTGGTCGCGCCCATTGTTGTCTGCTCGAGAGTGTCTGCCGACTCCTCGATTGAGTAGGAACGAATATTGGCGATGGTGTTCGAACCAACCTTAACAGTTCCCTCGGATCCTTTGTGGATTGCCATGTTTTATTCCTCCCCGGAATCTTGATCGTTTGTAACTTCTGCTTCGGGTTCTGCCGCCGGCTTTTTAGCTCTCGCCTTTTTCGCCTTGACGGGCTCACCCTGGGACTCAACCAGCTCCCAACCTTTTCGCAACATCTCGTCGACTTTCTCGGGTTGCACCCTGATCGTCGTGTCACCATATTTCATCACTATCATATAGCTGTCCCCGCATCGTTTTCAGCCGTGAAATAGTCAACCTCGACCGTGAATGTAGCATATGCCACCGGCTGATCAGCATCACCCGAAAACTGCGAATCGAATGATATCACTCGCGTATCTTTTGCGTATCCGCCGCGAGTTAAATCTGTATATAAAGCAGCCTCGACTTCTTCTGCAATAGTGTCGAGCGTGTCGTCATAATTTGCGAGCGCCTTCACATAAGCCTCGACTGCAACCAATAAAACGCGCTCCTGAGCCCTGGGAGTCGTTATCGTTTGATATTCGACATCCTCTGACTTCGTATAAATCGCGATTCCTGGCAGTTTATTCTCCGCCAGGGGATAAACGCGTGTTTGATAGACATTGGTGCCTGTCGTCGTCAAACCAGTCAGCGCGGTGGTTATATTGTCGCGAATTAACTTTCTAACGTGCGCCATCACTGCGCCTCTAGCATCACTTCAGTCATGCCCGTCCCATCAGGCATCACCACGCGCACAATATAAGTTACCCCAGCGATCACCATCTGATCACCCTCGGCGATATTACTCACCTCGCCATCGCGACAGAGCACCTTGGGCTGCTGCATCGCGAATGTCACCGTGCCGGTCGTGTCGACATCGATGAACTCATTGTCAAAAATAACCGTGATATCGGTCGCGGTCCCGCCTGATGGGGTATAGGAACAAGCCACCCCGAAATCAGCCAGGAATATCGCGCGCTCGTCAGCGGTCTCAACAGCCATCAATCAGCCTTCTTTTTCGGCCTGCCGCGCTTTTTTGGCTTGGTGTCATCATCCAGGCCGACCGCGCGATTCGTTGTCGCCGTCGGCTTTTCAGCCACCTCGGCGATGCGCTTCATGGCTAACAGCGCTTTCACTTCTGACTCAGGAACCTCAACAACATCGCCCGCCTGGGTTGCGCTGCCACCGATCACTGTGCCCTTTAATACCAGATATTTCATATTTCACCTAAAAAAAACCCGTCCCCGAAGGGACGGGGAAGGCCATTTATGCGCCGTCGTTACCGAATGCGAAACTAACAGCGTGACGTACTGCTACGTCGACAGACTGCAATGCAACAACGCGAACGGTGCCGCTGGTGCTGTTTGTGTACGGATCGACAACAATATCGAGGCCGCCAAACATACCGATCAACAGATCGTTGAAGTTTCCAAAGTACAGGTTACCGGCGGTGCCCTGGTTAGAAACGATTGCACGATAGCCGTTGACAGTGCCACCAGGCTCGACAACAAACTGAGCAGTGCCCGACGCCTTTTCAGTCGTCTTTAACGCGCCATGCATAGCCGCAGGCATGATATATGCCAGGCTACCCATCAGAGCATTATCTTCCGCAACAGCCGTCTCGAGTGTTACCACCTCTGCGAATGTTGGGTTAGCAGCTGCGAATGCTGTCACGGTGTTCACGCCCGAGGTATTCAAAATACCAGTAGGCTGACCGCTTGAACCAGAGCCCTCGAGACCAGCCAGGTCGATCGCCAGAGCGATTGACTGCGCCAGGTCATCACGCATTAGCGCCTCGACATCCAATGATGATTGGATCAAGAGTTGACGGGTCACATCAGTGTGAGCGCCGAGTGTCTTGGGAGTCATCGAGACTTGTCCGACAGTCATTTCTGACTCGCTAGATGCACCGCCTTCGGTAGCAATCCAACCCGCAACCGCTGCCGAATCTTTACGTGGGATTTTTACATCGCCAGAAAGACCGCCAAGCATACGAGCGCCGGCCTGCATCACTGATGATGCATTGCGAAGGACATCGATAAACTCACCGCCACGAAAATCATCGGTGAACAACTCGAACTCATCAGCAGAGTTCAGGTCGCGCTTCCAGTTTCGCATAACCTCAGCCGGGAGCATGATGCCCTGGGCGGTTTTGCCATACTGATCAGCGGCAGCACGAGAGCACTCGAATTCGAATGCAGCGGCTTCCTGAGCTCGTCGATCGGTTGGGTTTGCGAGAGCATTGACAGCGCGAACAAGAGAGAAACGCTCGGTTTCTTTTTTGTTCATGCCAATATCCTGGCTTTCCAATGCACGATCAGATCCGATCACCTCGAGCAGCTCGCCGCGAAATTCTTCGATCGACTTGCCTTCCGAGATCGCGCGCTGCGCGAGATCCGATTTGTTGTGACGTGCGCCTAACTCAACAATTTGAGCGGCGTTCTTTTGGGCGGCTTTCCGAGCATCTGCTTCGACTGCCGCGATATCAATAGATTCTGACATGGGTAATGTCTCCTTAAAGTCAGTTTTGATCACGGGGTTTGATGAAGCAGAGCGCCCTACTCCGACCGATGAATCAGCCGGGATTGATACGAGCGATGCCTCTACGGGACGCCAGGATTTAGCGACATATGTCTCTTTATCCTTGCGCTCCAGCTTGTTGATGGCGTAACCAATGGACACGTTAGCCTTGATTCCATCCACCACATCGTCGAAAGCCTCTCTAGCCAATGCGCCTTTCCCAAAACGCACCGTCGCCCGGAGCCGCCGAGCCGAGCCGTCGAGTTCGACAGATTCAACTACGCCAATTTGTCGCTCTGGATCGTGATCCAAGAGCAGCGGAGCGCGACCGCTGTTGAGAAAGCTCAGATCGATGGCTTCCTCTGAGTGTTCCAATACTTCCATGCCGAAAGAGCGCTGCACGGGCTCTTCGGAGCTGACCGCCATGCGAACCCGACGCGATTCCTCGTCGACCGCCCTGGCATCCATTTCCATCGCCCGGTGGGTTACCTGGGCAACCCCCTTGCGCTCTTCGTCCGAGTCGCTTTCATGCTTTTCGAATTCGACAATGACGCTCGATTCGGTTTCGGTGACGTTTACTATATGACGCTCGTCATCGTGAGCACCGCGGATCGGATCGATTTTTGTCAAAGTCGAGAACTTGTGACCGACCAGGACATCGCTCTCGCTGCCCTCGCTGTCATAGATACGTATCAACGCCGCCGGGTCATCCTCTGTGCCGGTGACAGTGAAATCAGTGTTCGGAACATCGATCTCGCCATCAGTCTCGATGCGCTCGATCTTACCTCGAGCCATACCGCCAGATGAATCCCACTCGACAAAATCGCCGACCGATAATTCACCAGGTTCTGCGCGCTTTTCTGTATCCATTGCCTTTTCCTCAATGGCTTCCTCAAACTTTAAAACTTCCCAGTTGTTCTCCCGCAGCCATTCGCGAGCGGCTTCCGCCGAATACATCCGAGAATCGAATCGAATCGACTGAATCTCAGTCTCTCCGTTCTTATAACCGACGATTATATCAATTCCTTCACCAAGTTCATCATTTACCCGCCGGAACTCATCATATTGGTCGGGATCTCTGATCCTGGCTGCGTGTTCGTTCGGGTAGGGACGCGAATCGATATAGGCTCTCTCGTCTAATGAATTAAGTCGCTCGACGATTCGTCGAGTCCATGACTGTCCAGCATCTCCGCCCCATAACTCCCAGGCGATTCGCCCGGCACTCGGGAATCCATCTTCTCCGCTGCTGAATCCTTCGGCTTCCTTATCGACAGCGTGTCGAGCAAAGTAAGAAAACATACGCCGAACAGTATTAATACTGAGCTCACGACGATTAGCCAGGTCGCGAGCACGAGCGACACCAATTTCAGTACCACCTCGCCCAAATTCTTCACGCCATTCCAAACCGCGTCTCGCATTATCTGCCATCGCCTCCGTTGGTTTTGTGTTTATTTCTTCGCCTTTATACGTCGCCACTATCCGTTACCTCGGGATTGACCGGCATAAACTGGGCAGCGTAGGGCTCCAGCGCATATTTAACGTCGAACTGCTCCATGAGCGCCCTGTCGCGGCGAATCTCCGCCAAGAGCTCCTCGGTGTCCTTTCCGTACTGGCTCGCGACATCCTGGAGACTCAGCACGCCGGCCTTCATGCCATTAATCGCAGCGTTCATTTCCTTTTGCGGGTCAACCCAGTTCCAGGCACGCCCACGAAATTCAGCCGCAGCGCTAAACTTGGGATAGGTGCTCAACGGCAGCCGAACACCCTGGACCTCGAGCGCCGACTCGAGCCAAGCCTCGAACACCGGGCGAATGAAATGCTCGATCATGAATTGATGCAGGTTCCGATAATAGTCGCGCTCCTCGAGCGCGCCCTGCCTGATTGAGCTATACGATGTCGCCTCGAGATCGTTTGCGAGTGACGTATAGGATACGTTCAGCGCCGACGCGATACCCTTGAGCACCGATTTATGGAAGCTATCGAATTCGCTCGTCGGGTATTGCGGATCGAAGGTTTTAAAGTCGACGCCATTCGGCAGCTGGTGAAATGTCCCAGGCTGCGCGTCAATGATCGGGACGTGACCATCGAGATCATCCGCCACAAACCCATCGCCCGACGGGCTCGTGAAAAAACCCATCTTAGAAGCGCCCATTCGAGCCGCGACAATCGATGCCTCTCGCCAGCCGTTGAGCTGCTTGAGTGATGCCATCGCCGGCGCCATCCAGGGCTCGCCTCGAGTCTGTCCTGGGCGCAGCGGCTGGAATATATGAATCACTCGATCGGCAGTGATCCGCCGGTGTTTTGGCGAGCGTGTTAGTGTCGTGAAATCATAATCGCCGGGATGATAGGTCAACAGATGATAGGCAACCGGCTTTCGGAACTTATCGAGCTCCACGCCCATCCTGATCTCGTTTCCGTTAGACAATCGCTCTGATTTTTCCTCATCGACCTGGTCGGGCTCGATAAACTCGAGCGCAAACGAATCGTGAAAGTTGTTGCCTCGATGCTTGATGATGAAAACCTCACCATCACGCGCCAGGCTCTCGATAACCATCTTCTGCACGTCGATCCAGCTCATTTTGCCGTCCGCCGTGCAATTACCGGAGCGCCCCCAGACTTTAAATGACGATTCGACAGCCGTGTTGCCGTCCTGGTCGAGCGATCCCGCCGGATCGAGCGCTTTGACCTGGAGTTTGATGCCGTGCTGACCGATCGTGTTTGTTTTTAATAGCGTTAAATAACGCTTTGCATATTCATTATTCCTGGCGAGATCGCGAGATCGAGCGCGCATTCTCGATAAAACCGGATAGAGCTCACTATCTGCGCTGCGCTCTGACTCTCGATAATCAGCAAATAAACGACCCGTATTCGCTGCCTGATAGGCTCGCTTCATCGTTTGCGGCTTGGTCTCAGGCTTTGCCTTCCAGAAATCGAACATTCCCATCTCAGAATCTCACCTCGATTGTCGCGCCGTTCGTTTTGCCGCGTTTTAAGAGCTCGCGGTTTTCATGCTTCACGACCTCGCGTCGGTAATAGTCGCGCGCCTCGACCAATTCAGAAAAACTAAGCTTTGTCAGTGATCGCCCAGCGATTGAGTAGCTTGCGACGTCAGAGTCGGCTTTGCCTTGTAGCAGGCTCTCGATTTTGTCGACCATGATCTCGGCGTGAATCCTGGGATCCGCCTGATTGTTGTCCATATCGGGGATCGCTTCAAAGTCGCCGATATCGACAACGACACGATTACCCGATGATGTCTGAGTGATTTCGAGCTGCCAGTGATACTTGCCAGTCAAAAATGACGCGGTGGTTGTGCTGTCAGCCGTGAATAGGTAATAAGTATCGGTTGATCCTGCCGCTTGCGGAATTTTTATCTCTGAACTGCCGCCACCAGTGATCCGAGCGACGTATTCCGCCGTGTACCCGGTCGACGTCGGATAATCTGCCGCAATGTCCGATCGCTTCCACTGAATAAAATCGCCAACGACGATTTCCTCGGGTTCACCTTCTGGAGCATTCGCAGCTAAGAATAAATTCGCCATAACTTATCGCCATGATGTCGCAAAATTCCCTCGCGACTGCCCGCGCGGGATATAGCTGGTTTTTTTCTGCTCTTGTTTGACGGTCTCGGTGCTCTGATCGACGCTGTCGAGTTTGTCAGCCAAGGCATTGACATTAACCCCTAATATACCATACGCCGCCAATGCATACACCATACAGTCGAGCGCCTCATTGCGCGGTCGAATCTTCTCGAATACCCGCTTTTTAAAGCCCCTGTGGAAGCGTGTGACGATTTTCTCCGCCGTTAGCTGCCTGAAATACTCGTCGTTTAAAGTGTCTGAGAAATGCATATATCCAGCCCCAGGCTCTTTGATTCGCATCCTGGCGAACAATAGATCCTTCGCAGTGTCGACTCCGACCGGGAAAAGCGGGCATTTGCCGATGTTGTTCTTTGATGGGCGCCCTGAGATCGGTTTCCCCTCACCGCCAACACCCTTGATGGCAAAAATTCGACGTGGCCCGTTCTTTTTGCAATAAGAATAGACCGAGTTCGTGAAATGACCGCCAGAGTCGACGCAAGTCGCCCGGATAGCGATCTGTCGACCTGATTCGGTTTGATATTGCGTATTTAGCACCGAATCGAGGTTTGTCCAGAGCTGCGGCGTGCTCGGGTCCCCATATAGCGTGTCATGCGCCAGGACATACGTTTCATCATCACGTCCCCAGCCAATCACACTGACCTCGAGCCGGTTGTCCTGCACGTCGACGCCGGCAGTGAGCAAAATGACGTCATCAGGCACGTCGACCATTTGCTCGCGGCGTTCGCTGAGATCGTAATCGTCGACCGTCTCGCCTTCATCCTCCCAGGTCTCGCCAAGATAGGTATTCGTGAACACTCGCAGCTGCTCCGGGTTCTTTTTAACGCTCAGGAATTCGCGAGCGGCATCCGGCAGCGACGTCCAGGGACTATACATTCCATTGATCGCGAATCCCGCGACCTTCGATTCCGGCTGAGTCGCAATCCACTCGCCGTTTCGGATCGCCATGATCCGGTCGCTCTCACTCCACATAGCACCGCAATGCTGACAGGCATAGTGCGCCGTGTCTGGATTGCCATCATCCCATCGCACATTTGACCACCGCAGCACCTGGGGCGTGTGACAGTGACGGCAGGGAACGTGGAAAAAACGCTTGTCTGATGCCTCAAACGCTTCCTCGATGCGTGATGACCCTTTGTTTGTGGGCGTCGACACCATGATCACCTTGCGATTCCAGAATGTCGCCGAGCGTTTTCTCGCGAGCTGTATCGGATCACCTTCTGATCCTGCCGATGTCGGGTAACGATCCACCTCATCACATAAAACGATGCGGATCGGCCTCGAAGCCAGTCCCGCCGGTGAGTTAGCACCGACGATGGTGATGGCGCCACCTGGAAACACTTTGTGGAGCGTCGTATTCCCGGAATCCCGCGCCCTGGGATCCTTCACCTTGTTTTGTAGACATGGCGTCGAGCGTAACAGCCCGGCGGCGATTCGATCCTTTGAGAATGCCTGCGCCATCTCGAGCGTTGGCTGCAATACCAAAATCGGGCTCGGGTCGTTGTCGATGTGATAACCGATAATGTTCAGCAGCGCCTCGGTTTTGCCGAGCTGCGCGCCAGCCATCACGACCACCTCGCGGATTGATGGATCGCTGCAAGCGTTCATGATGCCCCGCTGATACTCCGCTCTTGAGGTATACCACCGACCAGGTTCGCTGCTACTTTGTGAATCGAGTCGACGCTCGGCATCCGCCCAGTCAGCGACGTCAAGTTTCGGCGGCGGGTTCCAGGCTTTCATTCCCGCCAGCAATAAATCGGTCGCGTTATTTAGCTTCATACTCAGTTAGCTCCTCGAGCGCCTCGCGAATCAGATCGTCGATGATGGTCTGCACTCGTCCGGCCTCAGTCTCCGACGCCGCGATCGGCGCAGCCTTCGCCGGCACGGTGAGCAGCCTGGTCTTACAGTCAGTAATGATCTGATACCACTTGCGCGAGACATCATCCGCCGGGACCAGATTACCGCTGATCGTGTCGACCTCGAGCTGCGCTTTGTCTGCTTGTAATTTTGTGAGCCTGGCTTTTTCTTCCTGGTAGCCTTCGCCCTTTGAGTAGCCGCCGGCATTCTTGCCTGCCTGGTAGTTCACATAATCCTGGATGGCGGTTTGCAATATGTAGCAATTGCGCTTTTCCTTTCTTATAACTTGCTCTTTTACGAGTTGATGAATTCGAGCCGTGCTCAGGCCGAGCAACCCTGCCAGCTGCGCTCCGGTGATTGTCTGATTAGAATCGAACGTCATAACCAATCTATTCTTTATATCCTATCGCTAGCGAAATTCTGCGCTGCTGCGTTACCCGTAGGGAATGCCTTAAAGAGTACCTACGACCTGGGGGTAGCCGTGCGCCTGGTGATCTACCGTCTCGATCGCTTCGCGATCAGCTTGTCCGCGTAGAACTTGATGTTCCTACGCATCTCGATCATGAATGAATCATTCACGACGTCAGCGACCTTCCTCTCAACCGCCGGCGTTGTCGTCAGCCTGGACGGTATCGGTCCGTATAACTTCTTAATCGGCAGTCGCTTCCCAGTCTTGCGAACGAATACATGGCGCCCCAACTTCTCCGACACGAATGCGCCGTCGTATGTCTTACGGTTGCCCCAGGCTTTCGCCGTAACACCTCGAGCGGTCTGTCTAGGGTTGAAGTCTTTTAGCGGTATTGCGCCATACTTCACAATCACACTGAACGTCAGCGTGCGAACGCTCGAGCGCACGCGAGAGAAAAAGCCTCGTTGATTCAGCGCCTTCTGAGTAATGCCCACCTCTTTCGCGACGTGACGCCGCACCTGAGTCTGCACCTTACCACCAACCCGGTTAATCGTTCGGTTTGTTGCCTGGGGTATCACCTGTCGCTCGAACTTGTTCAGGCTGCGCTTGAGTTGCTTAATATCGCTTTTAAGTGTCAGCTGCATACTGTCGCCCTCCTGGTCTTTTAAATGTTGTCGCCCGAGCCCTTGCCCGCATCGTCAGGCAGCCCCCAGGTTCTAAGTCGAAACGAATCCAGCCGGTGCAGATACCACTGCGCCTTTTGCAGATCCTTCTGTCGATCCTCAAACGAGGCGTGTTTTTTATCAAACCGCCAGAGGTACTTGATCACATTCCCGCGTAAATACCCGGCGAACTCCTCCGGGCTCATGGCTGCCTCCATGCAGCTAATGCATTCGATCTCGTCGGTGCGATAGTGCGCCGGCTTGTTTACGTCATCCACCATCGTGGCAAACCTCCCAATAGTTACCCTTAAAGTCAGGCCAGGCTCCGACCTTTACCTGCTCACAGTAGAATCGAGCATCGCACAATGCCTGCTCATAATCACTGACACCGATCAATCCAAACAATAAGATCGTCATCAACATCGTCAGCCCTGCTTGTAGTTGTATTCGGTTTAGCTTCACGCTTTCCCCTCCTGATTGCTGGACGCCTAATAATTTAACAGACATCGATCTCACGTAACACCTCGACGTCGCACGTCACCATTCGACCGTGACCGATCCGGCTCCGCCACGCCAAACACTTAGGAAATGCGGCGACCAATTTCTCCAGCGTCTCGGCGCACTCTTTTCTATCTCCGCCAGCCCGAACAAATAAGAATCTAAACTCGGTATACCAGAGCGTTTTACCGACTCGCTCGTTGAGTATATTAACCGCCAATGTAATCGGTGTTTTATGAGTTTTCATATGTATCGCCTGGGTGCCTCCGACGGCTTTGTTGCAATAATAAGAGAGACCCTAGTCTCTCATTATTGGAACCAAACTAGGGGCACCCTTCATACCTCTAAAAAATTATATGTATATATATATTTACTATAGGGGAAATATATATATATATAATTTAAAAACGCCCTATTTCCAGCTCACCAAGAACCCGCATTCCTTACCCCTGGCGCTGAATACAGGCTCGGTTTTTCGGGTATCAATCAGCCATTCTTTAAGCATTTTCCCGTGCGCTCTCAGGCTGCCAGGCAGCACAAATTTCAGCGACTCATATTCTGGCGGATACGACTGTGACGTCGGGAAAAAAGCATCCCGACCATGCTCACGTAACAGCCTGGCGAGCTCGTCTTTGTGCGCCGTTGTTTTCCCTTCCTCGACCAGGGCCTCATGCATTTCCTGCGCCTCGAGCGAATACGGCTCCCACGAGAGCACCGCCATCTCGGCCTCACCATTCTCGAACTCGACCGTGACTCGATGCATATCGCCAGCCCACCGCGGCGTTTGATTAATTAACCGCCATCGATCCTTTTCCCATTGTGCGATGGTGCGCTCGATCTGCTTATCCCACTCAACCCGGATAGACCAATCGATGTTAGCGATTAAGGCTGATGCACCTCGAGCGCTGCGCCCGTCTGACTGCTTGC